TGCACTTGCTCCTTATGTAGCTCCAGTTCTACCTATTGGCAGCTGGGAAATATCAGGGCTATCACAAGATGAATGTGCAAGAGGAGATCAGTTTAGACAAGAGACCTATGTTGCAGAAGCTCTAAGCATTTCTGGTGCTCCTATTAATCTTTTCAAACTACTTGGTGTACATGAGCAGGGTAGTGGTTCTGTTCTGTCTCAGGGCAAGCTAATAGGATCAACTGCATATCCAGGATTCCCTTTGAATGGTATCAATCTATCATCTTGGAAATCATTTCAAGCAGGTGCAGCAGTAGTTGGTACTGCTTACGTTGGTATCGATTTCGGTATCAAGCTAATGCCTGCTGGTGATTCTACTTATAAACCAGAGAAGCCTAAATGGACTAAGGTTGGTGCAATCAACATCACTCAAGCCAATACACCAAATGAATATGCTAGACAGGTGAAGGTAGAGATTGCAGATGGAATGTGTTATGCTTCTTCTCCTATGTTCTCTGGTAGTGGTAATGGAGTACTTACAGTTACTTCAATGGGCAGTAGCGTCTCGCCGGGCTTCATTTCTATAATAGCAGTCGCACCAATAACATTTAGTGTAATAGCAACTCTAACAGATGGTACCATTCTAAATTTAGGAATTGCTACAGCCAATCAACCATTCTCAAGCACGTTAGTTAACTTTACTATCAGCTCTGGTAGTACAAACTTTGCAGTGAGTGATACATTTACAGTCGGAATAAGTTATGAATGGAAGCGAGTAGGTCTGTTCAATCTAATTCAGTCTCCGCTAGTTCAGACATTAGGGTTCAAGACACCTCTTACTGTTAAGGCAGTAAAGATTACCCCTACTCTTTATACTGGTACTGGCAATTGGGAAGTACTAGCATTAGACTTCCTTGATTCTACTCCTACCGACATCAATAACATTCAAGACTTGTTCTTCAATGAAAATAGAGACCGTGATTATAGTTTAGAGCCAGTACTGCTCAAGGTACAGTATAGTCCTACAGACTCGCTCACTGATTTAAGTCGCTTCGGTTTATCTATCCTCGACTCATACTCATTCACTGTCTCATTCGTTGCAATGATTCAAGCTCTAGGTAGACCTGTAGTTGTAGGTGACATCATTGAGGTCATACCTGAATTACAGTACGATCAGAACCTGAAGCCAATCAGAAAGTTCTTAGAAGTCACAGACACCGGTTGGGCCGCCGAAGGATTCAGCACGTCATGGCGACCAACTGTATACAGATTCTCCGCGTCACAAGCAATGCCTTCACAAGAGACACGCGACATCTTTGGCACGATCGATACACAGAAGTATCTTCTCGCAGACTCTATCTTGAACGGTGGAGTAGGTGAACAGATTGACGTTACACCATTGACAACAATGGAAGAGATTATTAAAGAAGCAGCAGATGCAGTACCTGAGACTGGATCTGGTGATCAGCGTGAGACCCGCGGTACTAAGGCCCCAATAGTTACAGCTCCTAGAAATCCTAAGGGTCAGCCAGCAGCTTCTCCAGTACTTAAAGGTAAGCAGAACAATTACATTGAAGATGGTCTGCCACCAGATGACCAGCCATATGGTGAAGGCTATGCTCTCCCAGATGCTGCACATTCAACTGACGGTCAATACTTCAGATTGTATTATCAAGAGAGCACAAATATTGCTCCACGCCTGTATAGATTCTCGTCTGTTAAGAATCGTTGGATCTTCTTGGAGCAAGACAAGCGTGCTGACTACAGCTCACACAAACCATCTGTTAGAACTATTCTTCAGTCGTCAACACAACAATCATTAGGTAAGAAACTATGATAGGGTTTAAAGAATTTTTGCTAGCTGAACAATCTTTACCAGAGTATTTGGATAGACACCCATCTGCTATTTTAGCTGGTCTAAAGAAGAAGCTATACGATTTTACAGATGCTGTTAAACAGTTAGAACATGGTCATGTTCTTTATAGAGGCTTAGGCTCCCACGGTAAGGGAGCATTCCTCTTTAACTATGGATTTCAGGAAAAAGATTTTCGTGATGCGCACTCAGATCATGGAGGAAATTTTCATTCATTACTTGATGCTCTTCCTTCATGGAAAGAAATTAATACTGTTGCTTCGCGCAAAAAAGCTTTCATCTGTTCTAGTGATAAAACAAAAGCTGGTGACATACATGGCGACGCTGGAGTTCCATATGTTATTTTACCAGAGAATGGAACAAAGCTAGTCATCAGTCCATTGGCAGATATTCACCAAGGAAAATGGAAAGGTATTTCTGGCTTGGGGCCAACATCTGGCAGTGGTCTCAATGCTACTGGAATTGCTAGAGGTGCGGGTCAGTTAATTGCTGCCGTCTTTGATAATGCTGCAGCTTCAAACAGCAAGAAAACTCCTAACTTCATTCCTAGTCTGAAGAAGATAACTCTTCCTATGATTGAGAAAGCTATTGAAGAAACAAAGACTAGTGCCTTTAAACATTATGCAGGCATGATGGATGCTACAGATGCACCAACATTGTTTGATGCACTTGATGAGCTAATGTCCCCCGCAGCAAATGGATTTACATTGCAGACAATAGGTCAACCATTTCCTGCTAACAGAGAAATCTGGTTCAATGGTAAATTCTGTGCAGTTAGAATGCAGCCTAAACCAACTAAGGAGCTGCAAGAATTTTGTTCAGCTCTTAAAATAGACGTGAAGCATTTTATACTATGAGATTCAAAGACTTCCTTTATGAAAAGAAAAAAGTAGTAGAGCCTGCATGGGCTGACGACTATGAATCTGGCTATGCTCGTCTTAAAGACTTGCAAAAGTATTGTGCTGAAAAGAACATGGGACCACAGTTGTTTGTTCCTAAGTTTCGCGATCCAAAGCTAATGAAGAAGCGCATGGATGACGTGCGTTGGAGAGAAGTAAAACGTGAAATCCCTGATGAAGTAAAAGAATCAGCATCTATTCCGATTCTTACCACTTACAAAGAGCAACCTCCAGGCGATAACAAACCTAGCAATGCATTCTGGACATCTACTGCTATCCCTTTAAAGGATGGAAGATACACAAGTGATTGGTATAAGTTTGTTCATCGTGTATTTCCAGAATGGCAGACAGATTATGGTTATCTTTTTGAAGTAGATCATTCTGCTTTAGTTATGAAATCTGGTGATTTAGATCAGTTCTATGAATGGGTAGAATTTGCTGGTAAGATTACTAAAGAAGTTCCAGACTGGGCTAAACGTGAATGGTCTGCTACTAGAATGAGAACAAACTATCCATGGGATGTTCTTGCTAGACACTTTGACGGTGTCAGACACCACGGCTATAGTCATGGGTATGACGACTTCACTTATGGTTGGGATGTAGAATCAACTGCTTGGTTCAATACTAAATATCTAAAATATAAAGGTGCGGTAAAACTCAGCACTTATGAGGACGACGAATGATAACAGAATACTTCTATGAAGGTCAGCTACGATCTTACCTTCTACAATTTTGCAACATTTTTACAGGTCTAAAGGTAAAGACCGGTAAGGGTGAGTGCGCTGAAGAAGAATACATTACTGTTCCTATCTCTATTGGTAGTAAGGACAGAGTTGTAGCTGCTATTCAAGCTGGCAATACTCAGAACAAACCGTTTGTTGTGCCTATGATGGTTGCAAATATCTCTGGGCTCAACCTGGCGACGTCACGTAAAGGTGTCGGCGTTGTAGATAGAAGAACCTATCTTCCACAAGGTGGAGCATACCCACAAGACCTAAAGACAGCTACTCGCGTCATGCCTATTCCGTATGTGATGAGCATTGACCTGGCTCTTTATGTATCCAACACCAACCAGCTTCATCAAGTATTAGAGCAGCTTCTAATGTTGTTCGATCCTGTTCTTCAGATTCAAACATCCGATACTGCATTAGACTGGACGAAGATAGCATCTGTTGAGCTCAACAATATAAGCAATGAAGAGAACTATCCGCCGGGCGGCGATCGTCGTTTGATTAACTGGACGCTTAGCTTCACATTACCCATCTATATCTCTGCACCGGTGAACATCAAAGATGAAGTTGTTCGCAAGATTATTATTGAAATAGGTGATATGGATAAGTTCCAGGTGAATGAATTTGATGACCAAGGCAACTATGTTCCGTTCGATGTGGGTGGTAGCTGGGGTCGTACAGAAATCACGGGTTGAATAAGAGAAAGCGCATCAGTTCGGGCCCCAAATCCCGACTAAAACATAAATACTATGTCGAAACCAACTAACATATTACAGTGTTAGCGATTTAAAGCAGATATTAAGGAGAGATTTAAAAATGGCAACACTTGTATCCCCAGGCGTGTCAGTCACCGTTATTGATGAATCATTTTACATCCCAGCGGCGGCGCCAACAGTTCCATTGTTCTTCGTAGCAACCGAAAAAGATAAGCTCCAGCCTAATGGACTTACGGTAGCTGCTGGTACTACAGAAACATCAGTCGTCCGTACAGTGACTTCAATCGGTCAAAGCGTAACGCTTTACGGTATCCCAAAGTTCAGAAAAGATTCCGCAGGCAATCAATTCCATGGTGATGCACGTAACGAATACGGACTTTTTGCACTTAACCAGTTCCTTGGACTAGGTAATCGTGCATACGTTGTACGTGCTAACGTAGACTTGAAAGACGCTCCAGTAACATATATGACAATGGGTAATTCCGTTATCGATATGGCTAGCATCACAAGAACTCCAGCTAACGTTCAACTTCAAGCCCTTCAAGCCCTTGATGTAACTTCTAATACACTTCAGCCAGAAACAATTACTGTATTGCTAAACACAGCAAACTCATTTACAGTAACTGGTAGCAAGTCTGGTATTATCGGTCAAGGTGCAGTTGGTTCCACATTCACATCTATCGTCTGCACATTCTTAGTCCCAGTAGGTGACGGTTTGCAAGTTGCTGGTGACTGGTGGACATTCAATATTGTTGAAGAACAATCTACTTTTGTTGGTGCTGGCAATGGCACAATGACGCAGATGGCTATTGAGCAATTTGCCGTAGATGAAACTTGGACAATGGTATTCACATCTCCTACATCATTCGTTGTAACAGGTTCTGTATCTGGCCCAACTGCTGCAGGTGTTGTTGGTGCTCACTACAATAACCAATTCATCTCCTTCTTGGTAGCTGCTGGTACAAACGCATTTGCTATTGGCGATGAGTTCACAGTTATCATCAACACTATTACTCTTGGTGCTCCTCTTGGTGCTACTGATGCTGCTAAACGTGTTGCAATCTCTACTGCTCTTGTTGCTGAAATTAACAGCAACACAGAAGTTCGCTCTGAAATTTATGAGTACAACTTGATCGTTGCTCCTGGTTATCCAGAAGCTGTTAATGCTCTTGTATCTCTTTCACAGTCTATCAATGACGAAGCATTCGTTGTTGGTGATGTTCCAGTAAGCAAGACGCCAGACAATGCTGCTACATGGGCACTTACTGCTGAACGTGTAACATCACAGAACGTTGCATATTACTACCCATGGGGTCTTGCATCTAACCTTGACGGTAATAACGTTGTTGTTGCTCCATCTGGTATTGCTCTTCGCACTTATGCTTACAGTGACAACCAATCTTATGTTTGGTTTGCTCCTGCTGGTATCCGCCGTGGTTCAGTTACTGGTGTTGGCATGGTTGGTTATGTATCTGGTACTTTCGGTACTGCTACAACTTTCGTTGAGTCTAACCTTAATCAAGGTCAGCGCGATAATTTGTATGAGTACTTCAAGAACATCAACCCAATCGTATTCTTCCCTGGTCGTGGTATGATTATCTGGGGTCAGAAGACATCTTATGGTGCAGCTTCTGCTCTTGATCGCGTAAACGTAATGCGTTTGCTAATGTACATCAAGCGTCAGCTTC